ATTATTCTATATCTAAGTGGTAAATAATGTAAGTTTAAACCCATAAAACCATCAGGTGTTCTTTTAAGTGGTATAACCAGAGGAAATCTATCATAATATGGTAAATCTGCTTTTCCTTTAGGGTCATATACAAAAAAGTATAAACCACCCATTAAAAACTTTTGACGGTCGTTTGGCCTTACATAACGATGGGTTTCTTTGCTCATAACAGCAGACGCCGCTGTTGGGTTTCTCAGAGTACCTATCTTTTTCATAAGCCACTTGTAAGATTCTCGACTATTTGTTTGATAGGCGAGCTCGGCTTTTTGTTCAGATAATGTAGTAAGTATTGATGGTTTTATAGTCATGGACTATTTAGTTAGAGACCTAGGTGGTCTTCTGTCATTAACATGAACTGCCAACCACGGTCAAGGCAGTATTCTGTGGCGGCCTTCCATTTAGCCTGATTGACACCCCATGTAACTACCTCATTGATGTATTGTTTGGTCACACGTTTCTTTTTTTCTGGTTCTTGTGTTTGCTTCTTTGGTTTAACCTCAATCATCATTGTTTTGGTTGAACCATCTTTACCACGGGATTTAACGACAAAATCTGGAAAGTATCTATGTACCCTACCATCTACTGGAGACTTGTAAGGAATGATAACCTCTTCTGAAGCCCAAGATATAATACTTGGATTTTTGTCGAGCCAATTCATCACCCTACACTCCCAAGAAGAGCGGTATATGATTTTTGTGTGGTCCCCAATGTATTTCTGAGGATTTCGTGGTCTAAATGTTCCTGAATATGCCATAAATACTATATATAACTTTTTTACAAAGAAGAATAATGAGTAATTATCAAAACACTACAACAGCATATGGTGAACAGAATGATTTACCAAACATATCTGATCCTAGAGATGCTGTTGCAGCAGGAGAATCGGATTATAGGAATGGTTCAGATATAGAAAGCGACAACACATTCGCAAAGGGACCATTAAGTGATTTGTTTAAACCAAAATATAATTATAGAGATATACAGTATCCAGCAGACTTGAATGGTAATCCATCTAACGGTGGTTCACCAACTAAAGGTCACGCTATTCGGTTTGATATGTATGATGTGCATACAGTTAGTATTAATGAAGCACAGAAATATTTCACAAAAGTGGGTAAACAAGCAATTGCTGCAGCGCCAGGTGTTATTGCTGCAGCTCCAGGTACCTTAAAACAAATTGAAAAAGCCGCAAACGAGGCAACTTTACCATCAATAGGTAGAAGTCTTAAAAATGCTTTGACTTCCGAGAAAACCACACTTAGAGATTTTTTAAGAACTAAAAAAGAATTAAAAAATACTGTTTCTTTATACATGCCAGATACTTTAAATTTCAGTTATGGTGCTGAATATGGTGAAGTTTCTGTAATGGGCGCAGCACAGAGTGTTCCTGGTCTCAAAACAGTTGCAACTGGTATACAAAGTATAACTGAAAATCAATTAGTAAAATTGGCCTTAAACAAATTAGGATATGCTTTTAATCCACAGTCACAATCTTTGTTTCAGGGTATACATTTTAGAACATTTAATATGTCTTTTACTTTCACACCAAGATCCGCACGTGAAGCCGCAAAAGTAAAAGAAATTATAACACTATTCAGAACATATGCTGCACCAACTATTCAATGGCAAGCAGCTGGTTTCTTTTATACACCTCCTGGTATTTTCAATTTAACTTTCTTAAAAGATGGTAAAGAAAATCCAAATATCAATAAATTACAAGATTCGGTTCTAACAACGGTAGATGTAAACTATGCACCTATTGGTTGGTCGGCACACCAAGACGGTCAACCAGTGCAGACAACTATGGATTTAAGTTTCCAAGAAATCGTTCTGGTTGATAGAGCACTCATCAAACAAGGTTATTAAAAATGAAATATTTTAATACATTACCAAAAATAATTACTTCAGATTACAATGATAGTGTCATAATTCTAACAAACCTTCTGGCTCGAGCCAATATTATACCAGAAGCATTAAAGAGTCCTTTGCTGTATTATACATACGACATACAAGAAGGTGATACACCAGAAATTGTTGCACATAAGTATTATGGTGATTCTTATAGATATTGGATTGTTCTATTTGCAAATCAAATGATTGACCCACAATGGGACTGGCCACTAAGTGGAAGTAATTTTAACAGATATATTACCGATAAGTATACATCTTTTAATCCTAATTCAACTATACATCATTACGAAAAGATAGTTGAACAAACTGATATGTCAACTAATACAATAACCAAAAACATGATTGTGATAAGTCAGACCTCTTACAACAGTCTTGTTTCAGGTACATCAACATATACATTACCAACTGGAGTCGTATCAGTAACAACAACAGGTAGAGCAGTTAATTACTACACATATGAGTTGGAACTAAATGAATCTAAAAGAAGTATTCAATTATTAAATAGAAATTATGTTAATGAATTTGAGTCTGAATTAAAGCGATTAATGGTATAAAATGGCAGAAAATAAAATGACCAATGCTCAGAATGTGAGCATAAATGAGGTGACTATCTATCCTAATGATGAACAGGAACTCTTACTTAAAGACCAAGTAATTGAGTTGTGTTATTTTGAAGACCTTTATAGTTTTGTTGTATCTGGTTATGTTACATTAAGAGAATCACAAGGCATTTTGGAAAGATGGCAACTATCACAACTATCCAAAATTAAAATTGATTTTGGTAGAGTAGAATCGGCTGAAGAAAACATTTCTGCTTTTTTTCAAATTTATACCGTTGAAGTAGAACCTACAGGTACCACAAAAGAACAACACCTAAAATTATATTTTTGTTCCAAAGAATTCTTAAAATCTGCATCAAAAAAGATACAAAGAGGTGCACCAAAAGATGGTGAAGAAATATATAAGACGGTATCATATATTATTAAAAATTATTTGGGACAAGATAAACCTATTGAAATTGAAGAAACGAAAGGTATACAAAATTTAAATCTTGATACTAAGGATCCTTTGGCTGCATTAAGTTGGTTAGCAGCACGTGCACGACCAGCAACACAACCTTTGGCTGGTGCGGATATGATATTTTTTGAAAACAAATATGGTTTCAAATTTAAGTCATTACGAACACTAATGGCACAAGAACCATATAATACTTACAAATATCAACCAGCAAATTTAACACTCGACATAGAAGAAAATACACATAATATTCTTCAATTGAAATTTGTTAAAGCTTTTAATATTTTGGATGGAATAAGTTCTGGTGCATTTGCTAACAGATTAATTTCAGTTGATCCACAAACAAGGTCTTATAGAGTTACAGATTTTGATTATAATAAGTATCTGGCTGCTAATAAACCAATGAATGATGAAGGTGTTTTGAATTATGAAACAAATTCTTTGGGTTATGCACTAAGTGAAAGTCCATTAAGTGTTGTAAAAGTTGTGGTGTCAAATCCGGAACAGAACAAAGTAAAATATATCAATGATATAGCAGGTGCTGTGACGAATGATGCTCACTTAGAGAACTCAATACCAAACCGAACAGCAGAGATGACATTAGCAAATTATACACTTATAAAGATTGCTGTTCCAGGTGATCCCAATTTGGTGGCCGGGTGTACGGTTAATGTGAATATATACTCTTTGGTTGGTGAAGATGAAGACCGAGAATTGGATCCATTCTATTCAGGTAAATACTTGGTTAATGCTGTAAGACACGTTTTACAACCATCAAATGGAATGTATCAGACATTTATGGAATTAGCAAAAGATAGTTATTCAACTAAACTTGAATCATCAGGAGTAAAATAATGCATGACGGAAATGATGTTTACATTTCTTGGGTAGGAGTTGTAGAAAATATTGATGATCCATTGAAGAATGGACGTGTAAAAGTTCGTATATTCGGATGGCATACAGAAGATTTAATCAAATTACCTACAGCTGTTTTGCCGTGGGCGACAGTAACACAGAGTTCAACTGGTACCTTCTCTGCTCCAGTTCCTGGTGATTTTGTCAACGGTTATTTTGCTGACGGCCGTTCGGCACAAAATCCTTATATTCTTTCAGTATTACCTGGAGTCAGAGACTTAGCTGCAAACCCATGGGATACAAGTAGAGGATTTTCACCACAACCTTTATTTCCAGGTGAAAAAGCGGAAAAAGATGCACCAGTAATGAACCCAGCAATCGCTGATGCAGTTGCTAAGAATCCAACAACCAACTCATACATATCAAAAGGTATCGTTGCTGGAACAGGTATATCATTAACAAATTCATCTCTCGCACACGTTTGTGATTTTAGGTATCAATTAGATTTTAATATTGGTATATCTGGTTTAATTAATCCAGTAACAGCAATCACACAAGCAATTAAAAATGGTAAAAATAACGCTGCCAATTTTATTGCTATGATGATTAAGAAATTGAATGACACAATCAGAACTGCGGTTAAAGCACTAATATCTGCAATGAATTTGGATCCAACAGGACAACTTGCATCGGTTTATGCTATCGTAAAAGCAAAACTAGATGATATCAATACTTTCATCAAACAAATTGCCGAATATGTTGAAATTGCTGCAACAATTTATTATCTAGTTAAAAACATTAATGATATTGTTACATATTTACAAAGTTTGCCAGCAAGATTTTTGGCTATCGTACAAGATTGTATAACCAGATTCTTAAACGGAGCCAAAGCATTTGTTGCACAGGTTGCAGCAATTCCAGGTCAGATTGGTGCCACAGTAGACTCATTAGCCAGTTCAATTCAAGCTGGTGCAGATGAATTACTTGGTAAACAACAAGCCGAACTTAATGATGTAGTTATACCAGAAAGTTTAAAGAGTGTATTCACCAGTCCAGAATTAGACCACAGTAATACAATAATTCAATATGTCTCGGATACATATGGAAATTCAAACACTGTAATGGCACAAGCAGAATCCACTAATTTTGATCCTAATAAGGTACAATGGGCATGAACAAACCTGATGCATTTAATGGTTGGACTGAACCAGAATCGGCAGCCAATACCGATTATCAACCAATATATCCATACAATAATGTGACACAGACTAGGTCTGGTCATATGTTTGAACTGGATGATACCAAAGGTCGTGAGAGAGTTCGTCTACAACACCGTGCGAATACATTTATTGAAATGCACCCAAATGGTGATGAGGTACACAAAGTTTTTGGTGACGGATATGTTATTACACTTGGCGACCACAACATTTCTATTGGTGTGGATGATGGAAACAAGGCCAAAAAATTAAATATTACTGTGTATGGTGATGTAAATATGTATGTTACTGGTGACAAAACAGAAACCATTGACGGATCTGTGATGCAACATATTAAGGGAAATTATACTCAAGTTGTAGAGGGACTATCAAATATAACTTCTCAAAACGACATGACAATTTCTGCCGGTTCTGGTATTTCTGGTTCATTAAACATTAAAGCAGGTTCATCATTGAGTTTAGATTCAGATTTGAGAGTCCGTGGTGAAGTTATGGCCGATAAGATATTTTCTTTTGGTCGTATTGATACTGGACCAACAGGTGGTATTAGTGCAGGAAAAGATGGTTTTGTTTCGTTGTTTGGTGGTTTAGCAATTGGTTTCCCGATTGCTGTAATTGGTAATATCATTTGTGTAGGTACTATTAATGCTGGTCTTTTAATTAATGCCGGCGTTTCAGTGAACGCACCAATTGGTAATTTTGGTTTGATGAGTGCCGGTTTGATGACCGATTTGGTGAATACAACAATA